TTTCTACTGCAGTTTCAATAGAATCAATATATGCATGTAGAATATCTTTTGTTTCTTGGGTTTCATCGAGAATTTCATCTACACCAGAAGACTCTAGGTTGAGTGTATCATCAATAGATTTTACGTCAGCTGCTCCGCTATCTGCTATTTTATTTAGAAACGTATCATACAAATATGCATTTGTTCTATTTTTTACAATTACTTTTACATACGTATTTTTTAATGCATCAGTGTCAATATTCGTGATATCTTCAATAGTCATATCTTCGTCATCATATTCAATTTTATAGAAGATGCGATTAGGATTTTTTACAAGTTTAATATCTCGAGTCTCTGTATCAAACACATGAAAACCACGGCGACCGTTATAATCAGTCCATGTCATTTCGTATTGAGCGCCGAGGTATTTGATATTACCATATTCCGAAGGGTGGTGGAAATGGCCGGAATACACAGCTTCAAATCCAGAAAATATATCTTTCTTTAAACCATGATCACAAAGCATACCTTTCATCATTTCAAAACCTTCAATTTCAAAATGTCCTAAAAGAATGTTTGCGTCTGAAGAACTAATAGCGGCATGGCATTCTTCACGATTGTTTTTAGTAATCCACGGCACCATCATAAATTTAGTAGAACCAAATGTTAATTCTACAGGTTCGCGGTCGTATATGTGGAAATTATCATATTCTTGTAGTAACAAAGACATAGAATTTACTTCGTTTGTATTTGTATAATAAACACTATGATTACCAACAACTGCGTGATATTCTATATTGCGAGACGCTAACTGGCTAAAGAAAAACTCTTTTGCTCTTTTCAATGTAACGTAGTTAATATACTTGCGTCTATCAAACGTATCACCGAGATCCATTACAGTTGTAATTTTGTTATCATCTAAGTAAGGAAAAAACACTTCCGCAAAAAACTTTTCTTGATGATCCAAAAATATTTTGCTATCACCTCTACAACCAAAGTGATTATCATTAATAAAAGCAATCTTCATTTATCGTCGTCTTCCTTCTTAACTTCAACTTCGATTGTTTCTATAATTTCTTTAGGTTGCTTTGGAATTTTACTCTTTGCTAGCTTTTCCTCATAGTCACTAACAAAGTGATTTATATAATCTGCGTTTGTATTTAAATGCAGCTGCACTTCGTTTGATTCATATGTAGCGCCTTGGGCAACCATGTTATGAGATGATTTAAAGCGAATATACATTTGCTTTTTTTCTTTTTGAATACGACGCAAAAACGCGTACCAAATAATTTGTGTAAAATATGCAAACGGGTTTGATGATTTGTTGTGATCAAAGTTGCCAATATATAAAAGACAGTTTTCAATACCATCCATGATCATATCTTCTTTATAGGTATATCCTGAAAAGTTTGGTTTTGTTGCTAGACGATTTGCTATTTTAAAAATACATTCGCCAATATAATTTGGCACAGTAGGCAAATTATCACCTTGATTTTCAGCCTCTTGGCATTTTTTCTTGTACTCAATAAGAGCATCTAGTAAATCTTTGTTGTTTACGTAATTTCTTTTTGCCCGGCGAGCCATGATACTACTCCTTTATATCTTTGTTATATACATTTTATATTAGAATTTGAAAAATGTCAACTGTTAATTTGAAAAATATTTTCATCAACTGTGCATTTTTCTATTGACATTTTCGAAATAATGAGTATAATAGAATTAATAATTCTGGGAGTTGTGGTATACTATTCTAACGGTATGGTGTATATTTTAAATGGAAAATGTTCTTCTGAGTATATTTCTATACGTCTCTTAAAGTGATTAAGAGTATAGTTCGTAAATGCTCCTACAGAAAGGTCATCTGCAATATCGTACAGAGTAGCTTTATTTGAGTCATCAGCTTTACGTAACGTTCTACCAATTGATTGAAGTACTTTGATTTCAGATTTAGATCCGGAAGCAAATATTACATTGTCTAATCTTTTAATATTTACACCAGTTGAGAATACACCGTATGATGCTAATATGTCGTGTTGTTTAATTGGATCATTTTCCACAAGATGTCGAATGTTTTCACGTTCATCACCCTTTACCCCACCATATACAAAATGTAATTGACGATCGTCTCTCCGAAGGAGTGGCTCTAATACCTTACCATGTTTTTCAACAAGATCAAAAAGAATAAGATTATTTTGACCTTTCAAAGACCAAACTAAATTACGAATGAAAATGTTTCTCTTTTCGTGATTAATAAGGTATTCTCTTTCGGCAGGATATCTTTTTTGTTTAACTTGGATTGAATTAAAAGCTTTACGGAAATCTTTTCGTTTATTCTCAGGGTGAGAAAGTACTAAAGCTTTTACTTGAAAATTTGCTACGGTGCCTTCTTTAATAAGATCTTTTGTTTTTACAAATCTTTTTACTTGGCCAAAGCATCCTTCTAAAACTAGCTGATGAGTTTTTGATTCGCCTGATTTTAACGTTCCAGTAAAACCGTGTCTATATTCGCAATCTGTTAATTTTTCCATAATTGTAGTTAAAGATTTTGCTTGAAATAAATGAGCTTCATCTCCTAGAACAACTCTAAATTGGTCAAACCATTCTTTAGGTTGTTTTATTAATGACTGCCAAGTACTAATAACAATAGGTGCAGAAGTTTCTTTATCTACTCCACCTTGTATTTTATATATTATAGAAGGATCACATCCATAGTCTTGAAAGTCTCCAGCCATTTGATGAACTAGCGATATTGTTGGAACTACAACTAATGTTCTATGACCATACGCTTGTGCATAATGTTGCTGTATCAAATAAATGATAAGTGATTTACCAGAAGAAGTCGGAGATAAAGATAATGAACGATTGTTTTTAATTGCATTAACAATGTATTCATTTTGATAATCACGTGGAACAAATTTACAATTAATTTCCCGTGCAAGCTCAGTCCCATAATCATCTGGTACAATATGGTCTGTAATCATTTCATCAGGAATTGAAATTTCATAATCACGTTCTTTGCAAAACTTTTTTAAATATGCTAGTAGTCCTACGTACAATACAGGTCGCATAGGTTGATACATGCGGATATATCCGTCCCACACTCTAGCTTTAAATTTTGGACTGAATTGATATCCATCAGGTCGAAAAGAAAAGTAATTCATTATTTCTTGGCGTATACCTGGATCCGCCGTAACTTTCATATGTACCGCATTAATCGGCTCAACTGTCACAATGTCATTCATTATCTACCTGCAATTTATTATTATCCACCAGCTTGAAAGCGGGCCCAATCTATCATGTTCTTAACTATGAAGTTCCTATTATTTATCTGTCTAACAATACTTTCCAAATACTTTGCTCTTTCCTCGTGTAAGGCTATTTTTAAGCTAAGTTGTATTATTTCACTATCGCTCTGAACATAACGGTCTAAATCACCACGAAGAACTTTAAGCTGAAAGGGTTTCCATCCTCTATCTTTAAGATCCAATTCGTCCATTGTTCCGTTATAATAGTCTGACTTTATTTTTTGAAATTCAAGTAAGTCAGCTTTTAGCTTTTTTACCTTTAGAGCTTCGCGGTAAAAAAGGTTATAGTACTTATTATGAAGCTCAGGAATGCGTGAAGATTCACGAGACAAGTTAGTTTCGTCAATCTTACAATCCTGAGCCCATAGATGATTTATTTCATCAATATCCATATCGCGCGTCTCCATTATATAGCATACAGTATTAATATATCACAGAAGTGAGTAAATGTCAACCGTTCTGTTTAGCTACACGCTTATCATATTCCATTCTATCGATAAGACCTTCATTCATAAGTCTTTGACGGTTAACTTCGTGAGCGGCCTGCGTTTCTTCTTTAGACCCACCAAAGTATGAAACTGCATGTCCTTCTTCGATAAGTATTTCAGTTAAACGCTTATCTTCACCGTTATAATCTTCAATTATAAAATCGCCAAGTACTCGTCCAAACTTTCCTTTCATATCCTCACCCTTTTTACTTACTTCAGTTTTAAGGATAACATCTACATCTCCGGAAAGAAGTTCTTTTACTCTTGCTTTTGCGGCCTCTCCAAACAAGTCTTCAACTTTATCTGAAGTTCTAGATTCTGGAGTATCAATACCCATGATACGTACTCTTTCGTCTGCGAGGACTACGCCAAATCCTAATTCTATATCGACATCAACAGTGTCTCCGTCAATTACTCTATTAATTGCGCATCTGTATTCGTACATTTATTATTTCCTTATAGTTGTGTAATTATAAAATCTCTAAAAGTAAAACTTACCGTTGCTTGTGGATACGTGACATCGGTTTGAGTTGTATCAAGAGTTATATCAGATAGGTTTGTTGGAAAACAATCCCTAAACTGCATGTTTATGTTTGGGTTTTTGTGGCTATTCATAATCACAAGTGAAATATCTGTAAGAATTCCATATTCACCATCCTTTATTCTGTCAAATTGTGCAAATTCTTCATTGAACGTCATATCTTTTAACCAATTGTAAACTTCTATGTAATTATTCATAGATTCGTCAACTATAAATGATAAAGGCAATTCACCGTAAGTTAATCGATCTCCAGGAACTGGGACAATTTTAAACGGTGTATTCTGATCTACCTGCGCGATTGATACAGACGGAATTGTTATAGCCTGAGTAAAAAACTCTACTTCTGGTAACCTTTTTACAGTTACAACGAATTCTAATGGCGATAAAAAATTGGTTATCATTCTTTTTCCTATTTACATTTATACACAAGTGGTATATAATCTATTTATAAGAAATGGAATCAATATAAATAAATCTACAAACCGTGGTGTTTCACTCGAATGGTAAAAAGAAAAAACAAAAATCCTCCTATACTTATCAATCCATGCGTAAATATATGTATTATTGAAAATAATTCGTGTATAGGTTGTAAGAGGACCCAAAGGGAAATTTCTGAATGGTTCTGGATGGAAGACGAAACGAAACAGAAAATAATGATGTCTTTGAAAAAAAGATGGTAATGTTAGCTACGCAGGATCCATGTGATGATTGTACCCATTGGGTAGGAAGAATATAGATATGAAAAAATATATATTTGATGTTGATGGGACTTTAACTCCAAGCCGTGAAAGAATAAACAGACAGTTTGGAATTTGGTTTAGTAAATTTTGCCAAGAAAACGATGTTTATTTAGTTACAGGTAGCGACCGTGCCAAAACGATTGAACAAGTTGGCGCGTTTATTTGTTTTAAATGTAAACGAGTTTATAATTGTTCTGGCAGCGATGTTTACCAAGGTGACAGTAATATAAGAACTTCTGAGTGGAAAATACCCAATGATCTTAAAGCAAATTTAAATCTGTGGCTTAAGAAAAGCAAATTTCCTATACGAGCTGGTAAACATTTAGAAGAAAGACCTGGGTCAGTTAATTTTAGCATTGTAGGTCGAAACGCATCTCGCGAAGAAAGAGCACAATATGTACAATGGGATTTAAAAACAAATGAACGTAAAGCTATAGCACAAAAAATTAATATTCTTTTTCCGAGTATAACTGCGAGTGTTGGTGGAGAAACAGGTCTCGATATTTACCCAAAGGGAAATGACAAATCCCAAATACTCAAAGATTTTTCAAGTAAAGATGTTATATATTTCTTCGGTGATAAAATGGATAAAGATGGAAACGATTATCCATTAGCTAAAGAATTAAAACACCCTAACAAATCTTTTTGTGTAGACAATTGGGAACATACATTTAAAATTTTAAAGGAGCTTAAAGATTGAAAACTGGTATTGTAGCATCATCATTTGATTTACTACATTCAGGACATATTATGATGTTAAGAGAAGCAAAGACAAAATGCGATCATTTAATTTGTGCTCTTCAAATAGATCCTAGTGTTGACCGTAATGAAAAAAATTCACCAATACAAACTATCGTTGAAAGATATACACAATTAAGCGCAGTAAAATATGTCGACGAAATTTTAGTATATCAAACAGAAAAAGATCTTGAAGATATATTAGAATTGTATCCAATAGATATTCGTATATTAGGTGAAGAATATAAAGATAAAGATTTTACAGGACGTGAAATTTGTAAACGTTTAGGCATTTACATTTATTTTAACAAACGAAATCATAGCTTTAGCTCCAGCGGTTTAAGAAAAAGAGTTGCGATGAGAGAAACTGTTTGACATTCTAATAGAATCAGTATAGACTGAAATATCTAAATATTAAAAGGTGAAAAATTATGATTCAATTGCAGGGAAAACTTCCACGTAATATTAATGTAGCATGTTCAGGTGGTGTAGACTCCATGGCCGCTGTAGATTTTTTGAGAAGAAATCATAATGTAAATCTTATGTTTTTTGACCACGGCACTGAGACGTCGGCTGATGCTCTAGAATTTTTACGTGAATATATTAATAAAAAGAATAATGTTTTTATTGAAACGCCAACCGCTACATCTATGACATTAAGCATAGGACAAATTTGCAACAAAAGAAAAAATAGAGAGTCGGAAGAAGAATATTGGAGAAACGAACGATATAATTTCTTTTTTCAAGAATCCTCACCAGTTATAACATGCCATCACCTAGATGATTGCGTAGAAACATGGATTTGGTCTAGTTTTCACGGCGAAGGAAAAATCATTCCATATTCAAACAGAAATGTAATTAGACCGTTTCGATTAAATAAAAAGGCGGAACTGGTAAATTGGTGTAGGCGCAATAGTGTACCATGGATCGAGGATACGTCAAATGAAGATACAGCATATATGAGAAACTTTATACGACACGAAATTATGCAAAAAGCACTGATCGTAAATCCCGGGTTACATAAAGTGATTTCTAAAAAAATTAACAAAGATTATAATATTTAACCTTTTAAGATATTTTTGTTATTATAAATAAAACTAAACAGAGTCCAAGATGGGTGCAAAAAATGAATAAAAACGAATCAGTTTCAGGTACGTTAAATTATATTGACGATATGACGAATAAAAAAGCACAGCGCAAATCTCCTAATATAGTACCGCAAAAAAATTCTGTACAAGTTAAAAAAATACAAGCTCCTAGGAATGAATCGATTTCTGCTGCAGAGCCGCATTTAAAACAATTTGCTGGTATGCTTAGCGAAGAATTGTCGAATGTAAAAAAATTAAGAGCAGAAGAAATAGAAAAAATACATTTTGAGCAAGCCGAAAAAATACGTGCGGAAGAAGCCGAAAAAATACGTGCGGAAGAAGCCCAAAAGGCCAGACTTGTCCGTGAACGTGAAAGAATACGCACAGAAGAAGCCGAAAAGGCGCTTATGGCGCAAGAGCGTGAAAAAATTAGATTAGAAGTACTAGCTGAATTTAATCAAATGGCACAGCCAGTTTATGAGCAGCCTCAGCAGCCAGTTTACGAGAATGTACAACATGAAAATACGCAAGCAGTTAATTTCGAAGATCAACCGCAAATTGAATTAAGCGAATCTGAAACAGAACAATATAACGAATCAAGCCAAATAGATGAATCGCTATTAATGTTTTCTAATAAAAAACTCGCCAAAACTCAAGTTAATGAGCAAACCGATTTCGTAACATTCGAAGATTTGAAAAATCACTATTCAGATTTTATTGGCAAAATTAATACACAACTAAGTACTTTAGGTGGAGGCGGTGAAGTTGTTATGCGCGGCCTTGATGACCTAGATATGTCAACTGTTGAAGATGGCGATTTCATATCATATGACGCAGCTACTGGAAAATTTATTGGTGGTTCAATTACACCAGAGGGTGTAGACGGCGGTGTAATTGAAGGTGGCGGCTTTTAAACAAACAGAAGTTATTAACTAGTGTTGCCCTTCTAATTAATTTTAGGAGGGCCTTTTATATAAATATACCGTGAACTGAAAAAACCTTTCGTGATGAATATACAATGTTATATAAATTATAGGAGGTAAACATGGCTAACGATAAAGCTAAAACGCTATCTGCAGATTCAATATATGCTCATTTGGATACAGATGGGGATGGCGTAATTACAGATGAAGAAATGGCCCGTGCGAAAGAAATCGCACAATATGAGCACAAAAAGAAACTTCAAGAAAACGAAGACGCAAAGGAAGATCAAATTCGTGCTATGGCATGGTTTGCACTTTGGGGTATGTTACTCTACCCAGTTCTTATCCTTATTACGAGCGTAATTGGAATTGACGACGCTGCTATGATTATTGGCGATATTGCGCCAACATACTTTGTTGCAATTGCTGGTCTTGTTGCTGCATTTTTTGGGGCTCAAGCGTACTCAAAAGGCAAGTCTTCAAGTTCAGACGACGACTATTAAATAAA